TGGTAGTCCTGTTATGTGGGAGCTACCTATGTATGTTTGGAAACCAGAAGAGGGTCTTGATGATGTATGAAGTAACACACAATGATGCACTAGGTATGTATACTATGACCTTTGCTGATCATAAGGATGCACTGGATTACTACTATGATGTACTGCCTACATCCTTTGATGTACAGATCTTTAAATGCAGTGTCTTTGATGTAGAGGAGGGAGCATGGGACGAAGAGTAGCTAAGACTAGAGGCGGTGGTCGTTACACTGAGGCAGGGTACTTTGGATTCATTCGGAGTGGACTGAGACAGAAGAGTATGCGATGGCCACCTAAGTACGATGTAATGAACAAAGCTAAGAGACCATACACTGGGCCTGATAAGAGACGTAAGTTTGAATACTTATGTAATGGATGCAAGCAGTGGTGTGCAGGTAAAGAGGTAGCAGTAGATCACATCAAAGAATGTGGAAGCCTAAAGTCTTACGATGACTTAGCTCAGTTTGTTGAAACATTATTCTGTGAAGAGGACAACTTACAAGTGTTATGTAAGGGATGTCATAATATTAAAACACAAGAGGCTAAGAAGAAATGAAAATACTAATGCTTGATATAGAAACAAAACCACACAAAGCATACTGTTGGGGTCTGTTCGATCAACGTATCGGCCTCAATCAGATTGTAGAGGCAGGCGGTACACTATGCTGGGCTGCTCGATGGGTTGGTGATAAGGAAGGTAAGTTCTTCTTTGGTGCTGAGTGGGAGACTAAGAAGAATTACATTCAAACTATCTGGAATCTATTGGATGAGGCTGATGCTGTCATTCATTACAATGGTAAGAAGTTTGATATACCTACACTGAACTGGGAGTTCATTCAACACGGACTTACACCACCATCTCCTTACAAAGAGATTGACTTGCTTCAGACAACAAGACAGAAGTTCAAGCCGGCATCTCGTAAGCTAGACTATGTTGCGTCTAAGCTAGGCATCGGTGCTAAGGTATCTCATGCAGGTATGCCACTGTGGACTGGCTGTATGAATGGTAACAGGAAAGATCGTAAGACAATGAAAGAGTATAACATCCAAGATGTATTCTTGTTAGAAGAATTATATCTCAAGCTATTACCTTGGATAGGCAGTCATCCCAACCGTCAAGTGTACTCAGGTGAGCGTGATACATGCCCATCGTGTGGTAGTCACGACATCCATTACCGAGGCTACGCATACACCAATGCAACTAAGGCTCGGAAGTTTAAGTGTAATGGTTGTGGTAGTTGGAGTAAGTCAGCTAAGTCGGAGAAAGGTGCAGCATCTAACCTACGTGGGGGGAACATATGAATTGGATAACAGATCCTAATAGATCAACAACACTGCACGCAGCACAAGCTACGAGAGAAGCTCGTGCATTCGGAAAGCAGGTAGGAGGTGATCACTATAAGGATCAAGGCATCCAACCATTGGAGATAACGTACCGAAACTTTGGATACGCTGGTGTTAAGGCATCAGTGTACACCAAGGTGAACAAGTACCTTACTCGTAACAAGGGTAATGAGTTAGAGGATATACACAAGGCTATCCACTGTCTTGAGATGTTAGCAACATTTAAAAATCAATCAACAATACCGGAGAACAATCATGAGTGAAGAGACTATGTTCCAAGTAAAAATCTATGACTTGAAAGCGGTATTAGGTGATGACATAGTAGTAGATGGCATCCCTGATATGAATCATGCATACGTGATGGTTATGTCTAATGATGAAGATGAGACAACCACTGTCTTCTTAACATGTGATGAGGGCATAGAGGACATGGCTGTCACACTAGAGAAGGTAGCTAGTGAGATACGTACCTTGAAAAAGGAGACACAACAATCAATCCACTAAGAGATGTTAGAGACACTAATGCAAAGAGGGTGATCCAAGAGACGGGAGGGGTCTTGGATGCAGTAACCACAGTCCTCTTTACGCTATGGTTAGTATCAGCATTGACTATCTTTAGCGTAGTAATGTTTATTTTATATCTTATAACGAGGTGATCATGGACTTAGAAGCGATAGTAGTATATATAATCATGGGGATTACAGCGGCGACATTGCTAACTCAAGTTTGGTTAATCGTATACTATCTTAGTAAGATAGCAGCGGGGGTGTTATGAATGAGAACGTGATTGTACAGGGGAGCTTCGGCTCCCTTGCTGCTCTAAAGAAGCAGCTAGAAAAGAACGGAGTGAAGGTTATTTCCTTCGATGGTAAAACATTAACCACAGACCACGCTACCTTTTCCATGGTAGACCAAAAAATAATCAGAGAAACTAGGGACAATTAATGGATCAATACCAACAGTACATACACACTAGCCGATACGCACGCTGGCTGCCTGAGCTTCAACGAAGAGAAACATGGGAGGAAACGGTAAGTAGGTATGTAGATTTCTGGGTAAATCGTGGAGATTTAGATAGCAAGACAGCTACTAAGATGCACAAGGCTATCTATAACATGGAAGTAATGCCATCAATGAGATGCCTTATGACAGCAGGTGTTGCACTTGATAGAGATAACATGGCGGGTTTCAACTGTAGTTACATAGCCATCGATCATGTACGTGCATTCGATGAGATCTTATACGTTCTCATGTGTGGTACAGGTGTAGGCTTCTCTGTTGAAAGACAATCAGTAAAGAAACTGCCAGAAATATCAGAGGACTTTCATGAAACAGACACAACAATCATCGTCAGAGATAGCAAGATCGGGTGGGCTAAAGCGTTTAAGGAATTGCTCGGACTACTCTACTCCGGACAGGTGCCAAAGTGGGACGTGTCCAAGCTCAGACCAAAGGGTGCACCACTCAAGACTTTCGGTGGCAGAAGTAGTGGGCCTGAGCCTTTGGTTGCTCTGTTTAACTTCGCTGTTCGTATGTTCCGTAATGCTGCTGGCCGTAGGCTTACTAGCCTTGAGTGTCATGACCTAGTATGTAAGGTAGCTGAGATTGTAGTGGTAGGTGGTGTGCGTAGGTCGGCACTTATCTCTCTATCTAATCTATCAGATGATCGAATGCGAGGGGCTAAGCTAGGTAACTGGTGGGAGTTAGACGGACAACGTGCACTTGCTAACAACTCAGCAGTGTATACAGAGCAGCCTGACTTCGAGGTGTTCTTAAAGGAATGGGTATCGTTACATGAGAGTAAGTGTGGTGAGCGAGGGATCTTCTCTCGTATAGCCAGTAAGAATCAAGCAGCTAAGAGTGGCAGGCGGGATGTCGATCACGACTTCGGCACCAACCCTTGCAGTGAGATCATCTTACGATCAGCTCAGGTTTGTAATTTGTCTGAGATAGTGGTTCGTAGTACTGATACACCACAGGATCTAAACCGTAAGGTAGAGATGGCTGCTATCATTGGTACATTACAGTCTACTCTTACTGACTTCCGTTATGTACGTCCTATCTGGACACGTAACACAGCAGAAGAAAGACTACTAGGTGTATCGATGACTGGCATTATGGACCACCCACTACTAAGCAAGACATCATGTGCACCTTTGTTGGAGAAGCTGAAGAATAAGGCTGTCACTGTCAATAAGAAGTGGGCTAAGCGTTTAGGTATTGAACAATCTACGGCGATCACCGCCGTGAAACCTAGCGGTACTGTCTCACAGTTAGTTGATAGTGCATCAGGCATCCATGCTAGGTACTCACCTTACTATGTCAGACGTGTACGGAGTGATACTAAAGATCCTCTTACCGCTCTGCTACAGGATCAGGGTGTACCATGGGAGCAGGATGTAATGAACGCAGAGAACGTAGTGTTCAGCTTCCCTGTTAAGGCACCGAAGGATGCAGTGTGTACCGAGGACTTAGATGTCAAGAAGCAGTTAGACTTATGGGAGGTGTACCAAGATCATTGGTGTGAACACAAGCCATCTGTTACTGTGTACTACAGTGATGACGAGTTCTTAGCAGCAGGTCAATGGATATGGGATAAGCTAGATAAGTGTAGTGGTGTGTCGTTCCTACCAAGGTCTGATCATGTCTACCAGCAGGCACCTTACGAAGAGATCAGCAAAGATGTGTACAGTAACTTGTGCAAGTCTATGCCTAAGATTGATTGGAGTAAGTTGTCACAGTATGAATCATCTGACATGACAGAGGGGGCTCAAACACTAGCCTGTGTTGGACCATCGTGTGAAATTTAGGAGTCTAGTATGAAGATAGGTCAAACAATATGGAGGGCCGGCTTCGCGCTGGTCTTTGTATTCTTGGGGGTGACTGCTTGTATAGCAGGTATTGACATCCTAATATCAATAGGAGTGTAGTATGAATATTGCTAGTACGTTATGTGCAGTAGGGCTATCATTGATCTTATCTGGGGGTGCGTTCAGCGCCTCTATGTATGAAGAGAAAGATATTGTACTGTCTTGGCAGGCACCTACCTACAATGAAGACGGAACACCTCTTGTCCTTAGCGACATCTTAGAGTACGAGCTTGAGGCTCTGCTCACAGATGCGTGTGAGGACGGGGAGTGGCTCTCTTGTGAACAGATCTACTCATGGATACCAGAGTCTATGATCCTAGTACGAGGGACGTACTACTACGTGTATGAAGTGTACTACGTAGTAATTGATTCTCAGGAAGAGGCCATGACCTTTTATGATGTACCCAACTTTGACTGGGTGTTGTCTATGAGAACAATTGCTACATCTGGGCTTGAGTCTGAACGATCTGGCTACGTAGTGTTACCTAAAGAATTCTTTTTAATTGAATAGAGGTGTAGTATGGGTGATGACGACAAGAAGGGGACTGTTAGAATGAAACCTATGACTGATGAAGAGATGAGACAACTGCTCAAGTACATGGGGGATGGTGATGATGAAGGCATGGATGCTTTCTTTGAGAACCTGCTTATTGAGGACGCAATCATGGAAGAATATTACATGAATGAGCCTCGCCCTCCTAAACCTAAGCCCAAAGCATTGGCCCCACCTAAGCCATTGCCTAAGCCCCATGAGATTATGGAGCAGCTTAATGAGTACATCATTGATCAAGATG